GCAACTGAAAGAAGTCCTCCCAAGAGAGTTCGTTGGCCTCGTTGCAGAATAGGTAGTCACGTCTTGCTCCACGCTTCTTTTGCGGTTGGTCAAGCGAAATGAACTCAAAAAGGTTACCATTGAGGGTGTAGGTGTAGTCGCTCTTGTTGTGGCGTGACTCATCGTACAAATCAAGTTTGTTGAGGATCTCAAAGAAGTCACGGTAGGCCGTCATCTTGAGCGATGGAAGCGACTTACGCACAATAGAAAAAACCTTCCCCTTCTCTTGCATTGCGATGACAATAAGCATCTGCAAGATGGAGTAGGTCTTACCTGAACGTGAGCCTCCCTGATTAACTACTATCCGTGTTGGTGCGGTGTAGTTCCTTTCAAAGAGTTCACTTGTCTTGACTTGGAGTACGGACAATCTCTACTTTGATTTGGGTGAGTTCATCTGCTGCTTCGTGGGAGTTCTCCACCCGTGCGAGCTTGGGTGTCGTGTACTCCGCCATCTTGTTCAGCAGGTCAAGTGCGCCCTTCGGGTCATCAGCAGCTACCTGCGTGAGCCATAGGGTCATATTCTCAAGGTTGGCTTCAATGAGGTTTTGGAATGCCTCACGAATCTTGTTGGTGGTTTTGTTTGGTGTTCCCGCAGGTCTTCCTGTGTTGCCTGCGGTGAATCTTCCTTTCTCGTCTTTCATATCCGTTTTTGTCCGTACTTATCGGGACTCATTCTAAATAACCCGCTTTGACAGGTGGTGGTTGTGAACTGCCTTCAGCATCTCCTTATGTTGGGTCTTGTCCCCGAATGCGTTGTGGCAAGCTCGGCATAGCCCCATTAGGTTTTCTATGGTTTCCGCCTCTTTGCTCCCTCCCATACCACGTGCCTCTATGTGGTGGATGTCTACGGCCTGTGCTTGGCATACCTCGCAAGAAATCCAATCTGTGGTGTCATAGCCCATTCCCTTTAGGTAGACCTTTGTGTGGTTCTTCATTTCTTGTAGAGCCAACAATCATCAATGAACGTGGCGTGGGGTAACAGTTCATCTACGGCTTGGATTACTCCTTGCCAATTTTCGTGGTAGTCATCTCCTGCTATGTAGCCTCCCTTCTTTACTTTAGGTAGCCATAGCTGAATATCCTCTTTGACTGCCTCGTAGGTATGGGTAAGGTCGATGAACACCACGTCAAGTGATTCGGATTTGAACTTCCGTGCTGCTGCTTTGGATGTTGCTCTAATAGCCTTGTACTTACGCTCTCCCATATTCTCAACAAATAGGTCGTAGATGTCTACCTCCGTTGCGAGCTTGTGGGCGGTTTCAAGTTCGTTCTCTGAGCCTTTCCAAGAATCAATGATGGTGATGTTTTGGTGTGTTGCTCTGTCGCATAGGTAGGCCGATGACTTACCGAGCCACGCACCGAGTTCTACGAACGTGCCTCCCTCAGGAACTTGCGATAGCAAGAAGTCGTATGCTGCTTGGTGGTTGAACCACCCTTGAATCTCTTTGTGGGTTTTCATCGCAGAGCGTTGTAGTAACAAAGATAAGAATCCACGCAGATGAGTGTGCCTTGCCGTGCGGCAGCGGCAGCGAATAGGCCATCGGCCTCATAGATATTCTCAAAGCGCAGCTTTGGTAGGTGATATGGCTTGAACATATAGGAGGCGGTGTCTATGTTCCCGATTGCAGGTTGGTCGGTAGGGCGTAGCCTTCCCTCTTGTCCCCACGTTACGATTGAGGAGTCAAGGTTATGTAGGTTTGACCATTGCTCGTTGAACTTCGGGTGTAGGATGTTATCATCATCCAAGAAGTACACCCAATCATCTTGCGTGAATTGGTCTTGGTAGAGGTCAAGGAACTCGTTGCGTAGGGGATTGCCCCAATGTCCTGTCTTCTTTGAGTAGTGGGTTACGTTTGCGCCTGTTGCTTCTTTGAAGTCGGTGGAGGCGTCCATCATTACCACCCACGTAGCCCATTCAGGGATGTACTGCTTGATGCGTTTGAGGTTTTGTGGACGTGAGCAGGGAGTTACAATGTAAAGCATCAGAATAGTGTTAGTTGTGCAATGTGGTCTTGGATTCGTTTGGTTGTTGCTTCAAAATAATCCTTGTCTATTTCGTATGCGGTTAGGTCATAGCCCCTATTATGACAAGCAATGGCTATGCTACCTGAGCCAAGATGTGTGTCAAGTATTCGGTCACCTTCTTTGGCGTAATTGTCCAAAAGCCATTCGTAAAGTTTGACGGGTTTTTGAGTTGGGTGGAATTTTTTGCTCGTACTTCCACTTCCTTCCAAATTACCATAATAACGAAAATCAAACTGTCTTGCATTTTGTTTAAACGAAGTCCAAGCCAATTCTCCATCAGCAAAATTTGAAACAGGATTTCCTTTGTGCCAATAAATAAAGCATCTACCCCCCCTTGTCCATATATAAGGAAAGTAATTTCCTCCCCATATAATTTGATTATTACTTACTCTCATCAACTCTATAAAGTATTCATCTCTTGGCGCAATGTTCCAATTTTTATGCTGTTCTTTTTGTCTAAAATTTAGTATATCTGTTTTAGCATCTCCATAACCGTATGGCGGGTCAACGATAGCTAACTCATAAGCATTGTCGGGAGTCTTCTTCAAAGCTTCAAGGCAGTCCTCGTTGTATATTCTTATTTTGTCCGTGATGTTCATTACTCAAACTTTCGCAGTTCGTTTATTTTATCCATCGTGAAATCCTGCACGTACTCGTATAGAGATTCGGTTAGGTCTTGGACTTGGTTGGGGTTGTCGTTTAGCCTCTTGATTGCTCCTGCCCATTCACTTGGGTGGTTGATGGCAATACAGTTGTCTTTGGTGATGTAGGGTTCGTATGGGTGCGTGTTGCTCACAATAAGAGCGCACTTGCTGAATCCTGCCTCAAGCATCTTTAGATGGGATTTGCACTTAGCAAACTCGCTTGTCGTTAACGGAACAAGGCTAACGTCAAAGTATTCGTACAGGCGATGGTAGTGCGTAGGAGGCATAGTTGGTAGCTTGTATGCTGCTTTCATCATATCGGGGTAGTTATCTACCTCCGCCACATACGATTCGTAGCCCGATAGGTCAATCGTAGAATCTCGGATGTCCGCTTGGTGGTGGTTACCTCCGATGTAGCCGAAGCGCACCTTCTCTGATGGCTCTCGGTTTATCTGCCAAGTGGGTACGCTAATGGCGTTTGGGATGACTCGGATGTTGGTGTTGTACTTCTTCACCTTTGAGGCGAGGTGCTTGTTGGTTACCCATACCTCATCTGCTGCTTTCATAGACCGAATGATGCGGTCTTTCATCTGCCTTCCGTAGAATCCGTTGAGGGGATGGTTAGGAGGTAGCACCCACCAATCATCATTGTCAATGATTAGCTTGATACCTTCCTTGCGGCAGAGCCTAACGAAGTCATCAAACGGCTCAACAGGGAATGCACGGCTTGAGAAGAAGTGGGTAATCTTAGGCCATACCTCAGGCTCAATGTCCGTTATCTTCTCAACAAACATTACGTCAGCCTCTTGGTGGCAAATCAAAGGGGCAAACACACGATGGTATGCTACCCCTGAGTTTACCTTATGGAAGGCTACAACGAACGGTCTACTCATAGTGTTCGCCTGTGTTTCCGTTCTGCCCGATGATGTCCATGCGTTTGTTCATTTCTTCTTCGTTACGCTCCCACTCACGCATAGCGTAGCGTTCAAGATACTTCACCCACATACGAGCAGCTACTGCTTGGCGTTGGGGTTTAAACGGATAGATGCTGCGCAGGCGAGCCATAGCGATACGCATAAATTGCTCTCTCATTTCTCGTTGGTGTTAAAGAAAAAGACTCCGTTAATCAGGGCGGTAGCTTTCCGCTTGCTGAATCCTAATGCGCCATAAGCGGGCGGAGTTCTCATTTCTATTTGGTTTTGTATTCTTTATCAAAAGAATCTGCAATCTCACGGGTGGTCAAGTCTCCGTACTTAAAAGCAAAGTCAATCATCTGCTCCTTCTCCATTGCTTTGGCTTGTTCAAGTATTTCATTGGCGTGATGAGATGGCATATCAAGATGATTTTTCAATTCTGCAAATAGCCATTCTACTGCTGTCTGTTTCATTTCTCGTTGGTGTTAAAGACTGTTTTGTTTTCCCGTGGGTAGTAGGTATAACCATTCGT